GGGTTCACGACATTGGATTTCAGTCATCCTTTCAAGGACAAATAATGCGGGATGTGGGGAAGCATCTTTATAATAATGTAAGTCATAAGATTGATGGTGTGGTTGCTCTAACAGAGTTTCATAAAGGGTATCTTAGAAATTTGTATGGCAATATACCAGAAGAAAAAATTCACGTTATAGGAAACGGTATTGTTCCACTACACAATCCAAAAATAATTACCAAGGTAAAACACAGGTTTATATACACATCGTGTCCAACGCGAGGACTTAGTCTTCTTCTTAAAATTTTTCCAAAGATACATGATGAGTTTCCAGAAGCAGAGTTGTATATTTATAGGGATGAATCGCTGTTTACAAAAGAACAGCTTGAAGAGATTAGTGCACATTCGTATATCCATATGATGGGCTTTCAACCGAATAATGTAGTTAATGAGGCGTTTTTATCGTCCGGAGTTTGGTTGTATCCAACCAACTTTGTAGAAACGTTTTGTATAAGTGCGTTAGAAGCACAGATGGCTGGATGTCTATGTATTACAACTCCTCGGGGAAGCCTTGCTGAGATTATTGGAAACCGAGGTGTATTGATTGACGACTGTGACTATGAAAGCGACCTATATATTGAGAAAGTATTGAAAAACATCAGAATATTTTTCAATACTGATCTATATGACAATAAGATAATAAAAAGTAAAGTTTGGGGCAGTAATAAAACGTGGGAATGTAGGTGTGATGCTTGGTTGAACTTATTTGGTTATGAAAAGGTTCAACCAAAAGTCGTTACCGTAGTTAACACTAATGAAGTCGTTGGAAAGGAAAAAACTATTATATTTGTTAGCGCCTTTAGAGACATTGATAGAGCAAATTGGAATGGGTGGCTCAAAAGAACTGTTGATACTTATGTAGAGCGCTTTAACGAGTTAGCAGTTAATATAAAACATAAACTGGTAGTGTATATTGAAGGAAAGTATAAGCATATGCTCAAAGGAAATTTCGAAGCGATTGACTTGGAGACTGTTCCAACGTTTTTCGATATGTACATCGAAGACGGAAGAACGATTATGAATAGCGAAAGATATAAAAGTCTGGTGCCCGATAATAGGAAAGAACTTCCCGAACACTGGTCTGCTGAATATACAATGACAACACATAGTAAGGTGAGCTATATAACAGATACGGAAAAACTGTATCCGGACTATGATTTTTATTGTTGGTTGGATTTTGGATCGAGTTATAAAGATATTCCTAAGGACATTAATTTTGACAAGCTTCCAAGCGATAAAATAACGTATGTTTCTCTTACAGAATTTCCAAGTGTGCGAATTTCTCCAGAAGCTATGTTAGCAACATTTACAATTTATGTTGCTGGAGGTCAATTTATAATTCCCAAAAATCTTGTAAAAGAATACAATCATTTATATAATTCTAAGATACAAGAGTTTATATCGCTTGGTATTTGCGACGATGAACAAAATCTTACATTCCAATTATACTTTGACAACCCAACTATTTTTAATATGTTAAGGGCAAATCATAGTGAAGAGTGGTCATCAATGTTCAAGTCCCATTTAAATGTATAATTATAAATATAGAGTTAGTTTAAAGACACTATACCCCATTAAATGTCGTCAAAACCGTTGGTTAAACCGTTGGTAACATCAACCACCCAGTTGTTTAGTTCTGTTCTTAACAGAACTGGTCTTATTACCTATAACAAGATAGACGGAGTTGGGCGCATTGAAATCACATCGACTATACATAATGAAGAAACAAAAAAATATGAATTTATATGCGTTTTTACAGGAGACATGCATTTTTATAAAGGAACTTTTGATTCATCTTTCCAGAATAAAGAACTTTTTATTAAAGGTATTAAAGTCTCGACAAAAAAGATTGACAGTTCTAAACTCTTTTTACCAGAAAAAAGATATTCTATAGCTGTAGAATATCTAGAAAACAACCAGACTAAATATATTAATTTTGGTTTTTATAGAAGGTATAAAAATACAGAAAAAGACACAGGGAACATTGTCTGTAATTTTGTACAGACGACTTTAACTACACAACAAACATCAGTTGTAGTTGAAGAACCAATATAATTTAAATATATAATTATATATTTAAATGTCAACTTCGTCAACAACTTCGTCAACAACTTCGTCAACAACTTCGTCAACAACTTCGTCAATTCGTGATATAAAAACTGTGTTTATTTGTCCTGACCACAACGAAAAGTATAACAAACGGAAAGACCATATGGTCAATCTATTGACTAATATAGGTATTAAAAATTTTTCACATTACAAGTCAGAAACCGAATCGTTTCCACAGTGTCTAAGTAAGGCACTCATCTATATACTAGAAGAAAATATGAATGATGAGCCAATTCTTATCCTTGAAGACGATGTTGATTGGACTGGACAGCATACTTTAACCTTCAGTTCAAATATAGATGCACTTTATCTAGGCTTGTCCAAATCGGGAGGACATAAAACAGAAAATGTGGATGATGGACCATCTACATTCGAAGACTTTTCAAGCTCTCAAGTCAAAGTGGTAAATATGCTAGCGACACACGCCATTGTCTATATATCTGAAAAATATAAGCGTGCTGTTGTGTCCGTATTAAAAGAGCATCTAAAAACCCATTTTGGGGAACACATGGATGTTCCCATTACCAGAATCCAAAACGAGTTTTTAGTATTAGCAGAGAAAAATCCTTTTTTCTATCAAAGTTCTGGTCTTGGAAATACTTACTTGGTAGAATATTTAACAAAGTTTTGTATAACAACAAAGACGGCGTTTATATTCTCACCAATATAAAAATATTAATTGTAATTAATTACAATTAAAACTATAGAGGGGGTTTATGAGTTTTTGCTACTGAAGTGTTGTCATGTCCTCCAGTCTGATTATCTTCAGACTGGTTGTCCGAATTATCTTCTTCACCTTTAGCCTCACCACCAACACAAAAAGCCTTACCATCTTGTACCTGCTCATCAATCGTACACACCTTGAACCCTTTCCATCTCTTTCCGCGACTTGGTTCACCCCAAATCTTCGAGAAGTAGCTCTCAACATCGTTCTTATTGGGACAAGAATACTTAACTGTAAATGTTCCCCTAACCCAATTCTGAAAGAACAAGTACAATTCAGTCAATGATAGACTTTTGCTGTCATCTTCAACAACACACTCGTTCATAAACTGGCTGTAGATGTCGTTTCGCTGTTGGTATTTCTTGGTGGCGATTTGGACCTTGTGTGGAATTTTCACAATCACTTGCCGTTTGTAGAAATCAAGGAGATACCAAATAAATGGTTCGATAAGTTCTGGAATTTGATTATTCAGATTAAAATCCATAGGAAATTTTTTCTGTAGTAATTGTTCCTCGTAAGTATCCGGATATTCGCTCTTGTCGCTGTAAAAAGTCGACTCGAACGGAAAACACTGGGTTCGGTTGAATGTTGCCTTGTCAATTCCATTCCGAAAACAGGGAACATCGTTGCAAATAAACACGGTCTTGAACATCGGAACAAACGACTTGGCATCTTTACCGCGCTCGAACAAATCACGACCCCACAGTGTATCATTTCCAGTCAACCTCTTATAAACACCGTTGTTGATGAGTTCATCGGCTTCCAACTCGGTAAAGAACACCATACGAGTTCCATCACTCAGACGCGCAATATCAGCCATTGCGCCACCCATATTCTTGTCTTTACAAGTCACCAAACTAGCATTGCTGACCTTTGAGAGCGGCCCCATAGTTTTCTCGAAGAATTGTTGGGTGATTGTTTTTCCACCATTGCCTTCGCCAATCCAAAACTGACCAATCTTTCTGGCATTTCCGCCAACAAATACTTCACAGTTAATTACAAAAAAATATTCATACAACTCTTTATCGGCAAAAATCTTTTCAAAAATTTCTTTGATTTTCTGAATTTTTTCATCATCCATCGCATAATCTACATAGTTATGCGGAAGGCACTGACTAAGGTAATCTTCGGGGCGACCCTTACGAAAAGGTGAACTCTTGGATTCCAATGCCACTTGTAAATCATATACGCCATTCTTAAACGCCATCAAATATTTGTTTTTATTCAACTTGTCTTCAAAACGACTGTCGTAAAACAATTCACAGCACTCCTTCATGACATTATCTTTGAACGGGGCCTGCTTTAGTTGTACAATAATCTTGTTGATTTGCTTTGACTTTTCTCCGTTTTTCTTGTCAATGTCTGTGGCATCATCGGCAACACTTCCTTCATCTCCGACCTTTGTATTGCCATAAAGCTTTTTAAGCTCTAAACGGAATCGCTTGACAACATCACTGGAAATCATTTTTCTGAGTGTGGTTCCCATCCTATCTTCCTCCCAATAAATTCCATTGAAGCGGTGCCAAGTCTTATTTTTGATATCTGAACACTTGAATACTTGTCCACAGTCCTCGTGAATAATCTTGGCAATGTCATAATGGGTTCCGCTCATACACTCGTTCATAATCTTGTCGACTTTTTTCGAGTTGTATTCTTTGTATTTTAGGGGATTATCGAGCGCCGCAAAATACTTAAGAGTGCCAATGGTCATATCACTAACACTCATCTTTTCCCACAAATAAGTACACTCTGTTTCATTGGTAAACTTTGATGAACGTCGCGAAAAATCAATCCACAAAATAAGACCTTCTTCGCAACCCTCACAAATGTTGAACAGCACCCAACCAATGTTCATCCACTCAGTGTAATCGTCGGTGCGGTGATCAGAAAGCATACCTAGAAGTATTTTGGCATCGGCAATGTTTTCATCGACAGTCTGCTTGTTAAACATTTTCTGTTCTTTGACGCGTTCCTCAGTGCGTTTGGTATTGCTCGGAATAGGAAGGTTAGACTTGATAGCCTTTGTTCCGCGGCCCCAAGGATTGATGGAAAGAATTCGGGGAAGATTTAGTTTAACTGCCCCTTTGATGGGGAATTGTTCATACCGTTCGTTGTATACGATATAAGACTTGAATGTTTTTTCAAGGTCGAGTTCATTACCGTTTTTGTCAATGGTAGTGTTGTAAAGATACGGGCGCATATTCATCCCGCTTTTCTTAGACCCGTAAAGAAGCCAGTGCACTTTACAACAATTACTATCAATAATCTTGTCATATTGAGCATCAGTGTATGATAGATAATCGAACACGCCACGCTCCTTGACAAGTTTTTTGACACGCGGAATGAGGTGAACATCTTGTTCTGAGCGGGCGAGAAAAATGTTGGGAAAGTGAATGTGAAACCCGTGTTTGATAACAAGATTTGTTCCACTTGCTACTTCATATGGGTCTTTTGTAAGGACAACACAGTCCAGTTCGTTGTCGTTAATTTCGTCGCTGATTTCGAGGATAACTTCTTGGTAAATCTTGACGATTTGCTTAACAACATCCATCGTGTAGAGTTCAGTATTATGGACTTCATCGCTCTCAATCTCCATCTTTATGTCAATGTCGCCAATGACAGGAAGGTCGTTGTAAGGCTTTTCGGCTATTTCGTGGAACAACCCGCTCTTGATGTCTCGAGAATAGACATCCCAGAACTTGGTCATAAGCTTGTTTGAAAACTCATATTTTCCTCCAGACATGTTGACGTGTGTATGTCTAACATTTGAAGTGTACGTCTCCCTCAGTATACTATCAACAGAGCTGAATTTATCTTCGTCCATTTTTAACCAAAAAGTTTTTAATTAAAATCAGAATTAAAGGGTTGAGCTGAGGCATAATTACTAAATATTAATAATGATTTATTAGTATAGATTCTTTTTTAACATATGGAGCGCCAGATTGCAACCGCTGTGTTTTCGGAAAATTCTAAAACAGCTTTTCTTCAAAGCGAACGAAAATTTTTGGGATCAAGACACCGTATTTTTATACTACATCCCAACGACATTGTTTTGTTTCAAAACTCGGACACACAAGCATTTTTTGGAGTTGGACGTCTTGGTTCATTCGGTGATGACAAGGTGTACCGAGAACATTGTCTAATTGATACTCTAGAAATATATTCTGGTGGAGATATGAAGTACAACAAATATGATATAAAACTCGATGCCTTTGTTATATTTCCTGTAGAATTTTCATTTGTAGACTTGGCAGAACTGTTGGATATTGATACAGGCGTACGCACTAATATTACTAAGACTTCCCAACTTACTTTTATAAGAGTTTTTTACAAAAACGATCGGGATGAACAAAAAATAATTAAAAAAATAAAATTATGGTTAAAATCAATAGTTCCACAATTATTGAACCAATAAGAAAACCAACCATAATAATGATTTATTGGAATATTTTATATTCCAATGCGAATGGATGATAAACATAAGAATACGATTTATGTGTTATCAAATCCGTGTCTCGGAAATCTTGTGAAAATAGGTAACAGTAATTACCTTCCAGACCGCTTTAGTAATTACTAAACGTGTAATTAATTACACGTTTAGACCCAACTGAATACTGAATGTTAGTAAACCAGTTTTATACAAACAAGTAGACTATGATTAAACAACAGTATAATTTATTAATCCCCGATTAATAAATGAATAGTGATGACGACATTTGTAAGGCGTTAAGTATATCGAACTTTGACAATATAAATTCAGCCTTTATTAATAATATTATTTCTCAAGAGTATAAGCAGTATGACAAAATGAA